ACGCCAGCTCCTCCAGTTCGTTCGGCACCACCAGCAGCCGCGGCACGATCGAGAGGATGTCCAGCGACGACCCGTACGCCGCCTGCGTCCGCATCGCCGCCCGCGCCACCGACAGCGCCGACTGCGACAGCGCCGTGGTGCCCGTGTTCGCGTGCGTGGCGTGGAACAGCGCCACCGAGTCCCACAGCGTCGGGTTCGTGGTGATCAGGTCCCAGACGAACCGGTGGATGGTGTTAGCCGCCGCCCGGCCCAGCTTCGCCGGGATACGGCGCACCGCACCCAGGTCGTCGTTCGCGATGGTCTCCAGCGTGAGGTCCTCCGTGCCGCCCTTCTTGGCGATCGTGTAGGTGACCTCTTCGTCGCTCGGCGAGGTGAGCGCCTGGTACGGCGCCCCCTCCAGTACGGTCGGCAGCGCCCCGTACCCGCCGACCCGCTCGCGCCGGTTGGTCCGGAAGTCCGACAGCGGGACGGTCGAGCTGACGAGCCGCCGCCAGTTCTGTAGCTGCGGCAACTGGTACTCCGCGACCATCCGGCGGGTGATGCTGTCGCCGAGGACCGTGTTCCACGTCGAGGAGTCCAGCGACTCGCGAGCTCGGCCCTCCGAGTCGTACACCCCGGCCGACTCGCGCAGGATCCGCCGGTTGACGTCCTCGCCCCACGCCAGCACCCGGGCGCCCGTGAAGTCCGCCCACGCCTGCCGCAGCGACGTGTACCCCTCCCGGAAGTCGCCCGCCAGCATCGCGTCCAACGCCGCGACCTTCTTGTCGCGGCTCTCCTGGGTCACCGTGCCGGTCGGCCCCACGCCCGCCGGGATCGGCTCGAACTGCGACCGCAGGTCGGCCAGCGCCTGGACCTCGCGGTCCACGTCGGCCTCGGTCACCAGCTCGGGCAGCCGGGCGACGACAGACTCGGCGACCTTCTCGGGCAGGCTCGCGGCCTTGACCTTGTGGTCGACCATGAGCCGCACCGCGAACGAATCGCGACGGTCGCCCACGGCCTCGGCGACCTTCTCGGGCTCGGGTGCGGTGGCGGCCTCGGTGGCACGCGCCAGACCGACAGCGGCGAGCTGCTCGGCCGTGGCCTCCTTGAGCGCGGCAAGCACGCCGTCGGTCGTGACGGTCACGTGGTCCTCTTCCTGTGCGTTCTTCCCGCCGGTTGACGGGTCGTCTGTGTCGAGCTCGCCGCCGGCGAGCACGCGGGTAGCCCTGCCACCGGCGGCAGGTACCGCGACGACGTCCACGCTGTTCACGCCGACGATCTGCGTCGCCTCGTGCACCGTCCCGCCAGCCTCGGAAACCGGGCGAAAATGCGCCATGACGTCGTGCGACAGGCCCACGAACGGCGATTCCCTGCCGGAATCGGCCAGCTCGAGAGCGGCGTCGAGCGCCTCGGCCACGCGGCCCGCCGAGGGCAGCAGCGACAGCTCGGCCTCCAGGCCCGAACCGGTGGCCGTCACGCCGGTCAGGTAGCCCACCAGCCCGCCCACGGCGGACGAGCGCATCGTGGCGTCGTCGCGGTGGCCGTCGTAGACCTGCGCGCCCTCGTACAGCGGCGCCGCCGCCTCGAGCACGGCCGCCGGGTAGTCGCGGCCGTTGCGGGACCGCCCCGCGCGAATCACCTCTACGCCGAACCGCCGACCGCCGTCGCCCGCGGCGGCCCTGGCTTCGAGCACCCGCCCGAACTCCGTCGCCGACTCGGCACTGCCCTTGGCCACCTTGCCCTTGCCTTTCCTGCCGGCACCCGGCCACTGGCCGGTCGCGGAGTGGTAGAGGTTCGCGCAATAGCCCTTGACGTCCGTGAGCGACTTCGCCGCACCGGTCGCCTCGACCTCGTCGACGCAGCGCAGGAACGCACCCTTGACCCGCCAGCGGATGCGTTGCCCGCCCTCACCGCGCAACCAGTACTTGCGCAGCTCGGACTCGTTGCCGGACGGGTTGTTGACCGCCTCGGGCGCCCGGCTCTCGGCGAGCCCGAACAGCGCGCTTGCTGCCTCGTGGTCGTCCGTTTCGAGTGCTGCCCACAGCGCCGTACGCTCGGCCTCGCTCAACGCTCCCGTGAGGTCGAGGCCGTCGTCCATCGCTACTCGGTGACGCGCACGGGCGTGGCCGGTGGCGGAGGCACCTCGAACGAGTGCGTGCACCGGGGGCAGACCGCGAGTTGTGTCGCCGGTCCCGGCGGCCCGTCCAACTCGACGGTCTCGCACCGGAACCCGGCCAGCATCGCGGCCTCGGACTCCCCGGGCGTCGGGATCGCGGCCATCAGGTGCTCTTGCGGGCCGGGCGCTTCGGCAGCGGCTCGGGCACCTCGGCCTCGACCTCGGCGGCCCGGTCGTCGACGTCGGGGACGTACCGCCTCGCCACCGTCTCCGTCACCAGGTGCTCCGGGCGGCCCGCCGACAGGCTCGCGATCGTGCCGCCGCTCGGCTCATGACCCCGCACCGCCGTCACCTCACGGGTAGACAGGCCCAGGCGTGCCGCGGCCTCTTCTCGGGACAAGCTCATCCGGTCTCCTCTCGCGGCTTAGACGTCACGGGCACGGCGGCGAGCCGCTTCGCTCCACGCTGCGCCCGCGCCTGCTTCGCCTGCCCGTCCTCGATTTGGGAGGCGATCGCGTCCATCTCGTCTTTCGTCGGATCCAAATCACGTGTGTACGTGATGCCCGTGAACGCCTCCCACGCCACGCGGGCGGCCACCTGCCCCGCCTTGCGGGACATCGCCCCCGACTCGATCAACTGTTCGAGACCGGTCGACAAATTCAGCATCGTCTGCGCCGTGATCTGCGCGTCCGCCGCCGCGACCTTCGGCCCGATCACCTTGACCGTCTCGGACGCCGGGACGCGCTGCTCGTGACCTGTGCGCGAGTCGGTCGACGGCACCGACCGCGGCAGTCGCCCGGCGGCCACCGCGCGGTCTACCTGGTACCGCACTATCTCGGTCTGGTAGTTCAGCCAGTCCGTCTGCACACCGGCGACGCGGCGGCGGATCGGCTCGGCCATCGTCTCGGACGTCGCACGATTGGCCCCGTCGGGCTCGGCGAGCCAGGTCTTGGCGAGGCCCGCGCCGCCGGCCACCAGCGTCAGCACCGAGCCCGCCGTCGCCGTGTCCTCAAACGCGCCGCTCTGCGCATTCAGGGTCTTCCACTCGACGTCCTGGTTGTGCACCTCGACAGTGCCAGAGGGCGGCGGGGCGAGGTTTCCCCGGTCCGTCACGAACTTCTGGACGTCGGTGTCGTCGCCCTGGACCGTGACGTCAAACGCGGCGTACCTGGCCAGCGCCGTCCGGTCGATCAGGTTGGACAGCACCTGGTCGTACGAATCCAGCCAGTCGAGGATCCCGGTCATGAACGGCATGCCGCGCCGGTCGGTCACCAGCGCCCTCCACGGGGCGAACAGCATCGCCTGGCCGGTACGCAGGCCCGTGTCGTCGTCCACGCGTACGACCGCCAGCCGTAGCTCGTCACCGCCGGCCTCGGCGGGACGGAAAACCAGTTGGTCCGGCCACAGCGGGTTGTCCATCTCGAGCGTGACGTCGGTCAGCTGCGTCGGGTCGAGCGGCCGGAACCGCACCCGACCGCCCTTGGGGCCGACGAGGAACTCGGGGATCTGCTCGCCGTTGAGCATCGCGTCGCGCAGCAACAGCGTCTGGAGCGCGCCGAGGTTGACCCGCGGGTCGCGCCAGAACTCGTCGACGACCCGCGCGACCTTCTCGTTGCTGACCTCGGGCCGTACGCCCGAGTCACCCACGCAGAACGAGGTGTAGGTGTCGACGATGGCCTTCGCCATGGGGTTCATGCGGTACGAGGCGACCGAACCCGTGCGTGCCGCTTCGAGGGTCCACGCCGGGACCGGCCGGCCGCCCGACCCCGCCGGCCGCCAGCCGGTGTCCCCGTCGATCGGGTCACGGGCACCCGGCCCGGCGCCCGTCATCATGATCTGCTGCGGGGTCGCCTCGGTCGCACGTTGAGCGCGGCGCGGCGGGACGAGCCAGGGGATCACGTCAGGCTGCCTTCACGACGGCCGGCCTGCCCGGCGCCTTCGCGGGCACTGCCTCGACCAGCGCGGCGTTGCGGCCGACGAGGTAACCGGCGCCCAGCAGTTCGGCAGCCGCGACAGCGACGGCCGCGTACCACGGCAGCGGGGAGCCGCCCACCGCGACGACGACCAGGAGCCCGCCGAGAGCGATCAGGGCGACGCTCACCAGGCCGGGCGTCACGGCGCGCGCGATCCGTTCCACGGTCTCTCCTACGCTCGGGCGGTGCGACTACTCGTCGATGCGATCTGCGCCATCCGTGGGCACCAACTCACGCACGAGTGCGAGATTCGGGGCTACACGAACCGGTTGCGCTACTGCTGGTGCAGCAGGCGCCGGCAGCGGGTGCCCGACTGGCCGATCACGCCCGTCAGAGAGTGAGCCGCCCGTCGGACTGCCACGGCGACGGGCCGGGCTGCCGCCACGGGTTGCCCGCCGCAGCGCCAGCGGTCGCCAGCTCGGGCGGACGGCCCGACGCCGGGCCGGGCCGGGCCAGCGCGCCCTCCTCGATCGCCTGGCCACGCGCCGCCTCGGCCAACATCCCGGCCACCAGGGCGTCGATGTGATGACCCTGCTTCTTCTTCGTGACCCGCAGGTAGTAGTGCGGCACCGCCGCGTTCTCCTCCGGCCGGGCGGCGCGCTTCATGCCCTTCGCCAGGGCCGCAGCCTTCGCGTGAGCGGTCAGGACCTCGTCCCCGCCGTGCGTGAAATCCCGCCGGAAGTGCGACAGGAACCGCGCCACGACCTGGTCCATGCGCATCGGCGTGTTCGTCGGCACCTGGACGACCCTGTCGGGCCACCTGGACGCCCACGCGTCCGCCTGCTCGAACCACAGGTAGGGGTCCATGTACAGATACGAGACGCGGTAGGCCCGAAAAGCGTCCCTCATCGCCTGGTCGACCTCGCCGCGGGGAACCTCGCCGCCGTGGTCGGCAGGGTTCCACGTCCGGAGGTGGAACCAACGCCCGTCGCGCAGCCGAGAGGCCACCAGCGACGTGCAGTCACCCGACCGCGAGCCGTCGAAGCCCAGCGCCACCCGGTCCCGCGCCTTGAGCGGGTCGGCCGTGCGGGCGCAGGCGTCCCACCTGGTGCTGTCGACGGCGTCCGACTGGCCGACCGTGGGGTGGTTCAGAAAAAATCGGTACGCGTCACCGGGCGACGGGCACACGGACTCGTCGCGGGCGTCCGCCAGGATGCGCTCGACGTCGACCCACCACGAGTCGCCGTACACGTAGCGCAGCTCCGACAGCATCCCCTCGTCGTCGTCGAGGTCAGGCACCCGCCGGGGCTTCCGGTAGTCGATCAGGACGCCCGCGGCGTGCGCTTCCTGCGTCCGCTGGGCCATCGACATCTCGGACGGGTCGTAGGCGTTGGTCGTCTCCAGCCAACGGCCGCCCATGCCGGCGATGTTGCGGCGCATCGTCGTCGCCAGCAGGATCCCGCCGTTACTGTCAGTCATGAGGCCGGTCTCGTCGAACAGCGCGAACGTCAACCGGGCGCCGAGGCGGGCGCGGCCCGAGCTGGTGCGCGGCTCGATCTTCCCGCCACCGGGTAGGTTGATGTCCTGAATGCCCAGGTCAAGGCCCATGTCGGCGATCGGGCCGCGCGTCGCCATCTCGTGCAGCGCCAGCCACGTGTTGTCCGTCTGCTCCTCGGACGTGGCCACGATCTGCACCCACGGCGTCGGGTGCGGCATCCCCACCGGCTCGCCAGAGGCGTCCCAGCCCGCGAACCGCACCGGGCCGAGCGCCTCGCACAGGCAGATCGCGGAAGCAAGAGGGCCTTTCCCCCATTTTTGAGGCCGCATCAACTGCCCGCCGCGGTGCGCGAACGGCGCCGAGGGGCGTCGGCGGTCGTACTCGGCGCCAGGGTGCAGCCGGTAGTAGGCCAGCAGGAAGCGCCACATCTCGTCGGTCAGGGCGAACGGCTGCCCCTGGTCGGCGCCGTCCGGGATCACGCACTGCGCCTGGATCCACTCGCCTACCTCGTAGCCCAAGGTCGGGTATTCGCCCGCGACCTCGGCCCCGCGCCAGGGCACGGCTACTCGACCGCGCGTATCCGCCGGACTGGCGCGGCTTCGGGCGTCGCGTCCTCGCGCGCCTCGGCCAACTCGTCGGTCACGACCTCCCAGCGCAGCCGCAGCATCGCCATCGGCGTCAGGCCCAGGCGGTCCTCGAGCTGCCGCACCTCGCCGAGGGTCTGCGCGCTGGCCACGCTCGTCGCCAGCGACAGCGCGGCGAACTCCGCCGAGCACAGCAGCCGGCAGTACCGCGCCACGACGCGCACCGTGCCGACGCCGTTGCGCTCCCACGCCACCGCCTGCGGCGTCGACCACAGGTCGCGCCACGCGACGTCCTCACCCAGCGTCATCGACACCAGCGGAAACTCCGGCGGGTCGCCCTCGCGCCCCTCGGCGGGCAGGTAGACCGTGCCCGGCACGGCGTTGCGGCGGCGGCGCTGCGCGTCAGCCTTCGGAGGCGGACCCATACCGGCCACGGCGGGTCACCTCCGGTCGGTCGTGGCGCCCTTGCGGGCGTTGCAACTGCGGTGCGCTTTCCGCAGGTTCTCGCGGACGAGCCGACCACCACGGGCGCGAGGCACGACATGGTCAGCCGTCCACACGTCACCCGGAGCGAGCTCGGTGCCGCCGCACAGCCAGCACGCCGCCTCTTGGGCGACCACCTGAGCACGTAACCGCCGGTAGCCGGACCCGAGACCACGCTCTGTGGTCGTCGGCAGGCAGGCGGGACAACGGCTGCCGTCCCTGACCAGCGCCGACGTGGGGCACCGGGCGCCACCTGGCGGCCCCAGGCAGGGCCGGACGGTCACAGCTCGCCGACGGCCTTGCGTAGCGCCGCAGCGCCGGCCGCACGCATCCGGGGCTGGTGGCGCTTCATCGTGTTCGTCCACCAGCGCTGCGACTCCTGGCCGCGCCAGACGTCGGTGTTGCCGAACACCGGGTGACGGAAGTGTCCGGCGTCCGTCGGCTCGGCCATCGGGTGCGTCGCCCGGAGCCGGTACTCGATCGTGTCGCCCCGGTCCCGCAGCGACAGCTTGACGCTGTTGCTGATGCCGCGCCGCAGGCCCGTGGAGCGGCGCTCCTGGGGGTAGCGGGCCGGCCTCTGGGCCGGCAGGCGCAGCGCCAGGGCGGCACTCTGGGCGTCACGCAGCGCGGGCCGGGCGACGTCGCGGAGCTCGGTGCGCAGGTGGCGCTGGAGGCGGCGCGGGAACTCCTGGGTACGGACAAAGAACTGGTCGTAGTCCTCGTTGGCGCAGTTGACGATCAGTGCCATCGACTACTCCCAGTCAAGATCGCGGAGTGGTCACGCGGGGTGATGCATGCTTGATCGTTTTATGTGACTCTGGGTTACGTCACTCAAAGTTATGAGACCGATAGGCGCTATCTCTGTTTTGATCTTGAGGAGGGCGACCACGTTCAGTCATGATCGCTACTCCCAGTCACGTACAGGGGGCGAGAAGCC